TGATGTTACTGCAACACCTGCATTTGGAATAAATCTCAATAATACGTCCACTCCACTTATTATTGTTTCAAAAGTTCCAATTCCACTGTAAGTTCCACTTGTTTCATCAATATTTCCATATTCAATCATTGATGAATCAGTGTCATTGTGGACAATATTAAATTCTGTAAAATGATGATCATCACCATGGACAAGAAGGTTCATTACCTTCAATGATCTGAAACTTGTACCAACAGAAACAACATTTGTTATTGTACCAGTAGGAACATTGACTTCTTGAGTGTCAAAATAAGCAACATCACCAAATGCTGATGTGGCAGCACCAGTAAGTGCTGGTCCAAAGGCAAAATTAATTGAAGATACAAAATAATTGTTATATTCAAACTTAACAGGATGAAATTCCCATCCCCATTCTGATACTGAATCATTTACATCAAAATAACCAAGATGTGGAAAGGTATCAAGCACAGAATATACATTTGAATATCCCACAAAATCATCAACTACTACAGATCCTATTGCAAACTGTCTTTCATCAGTAAATGCAGTATCTTGAACATAAAAGATTGATTTTACAAATTTTATGTTTTCAGAGAAAGTATTAATTTGTGCAAATTTCTCAAATCTTGGTCTATTATCAAAAGAATCAGTCAAACTATCAATTTCAAGAACTCTATTTCCTTGAGATTCAAAATAATCAGTTAAAACAACATTATCAAAGAAAACAGTGTCTGAAAAATTAGTACCATTAACATTTAAAAGGTTTTCTGTGGCAAAATCAAAGTCAGGCCAGCAATGAATGTCACCTTCTCCAATAATATCAACAACAAAGGACAATTCTGCATTATTAACTGTTGGTTTAAGAGAGGAATCTGCTTGACTTAGGACTTGAAGGTCAGAATACTTTTGAAAACCAGATGTATGGTTTAAACCACCCACAACATTGTCCCATTTATCAAATGGAACCTCTGATTTTACAGAATAAGAGAATCTTTGATAATATTCATTATCTGGAAGTCTCTGATTATTCTCATTCAAGAAACCTGTGCTTCTTTGCCATCCATAATTGACTGTTGTTCCAGCACCTGTAATAATATTTGCATCAAAATCCCATTTTTTGACAACAACACCTATAGTTTTAGAGGATGAACCAACCAATCTATCTCCAATAGCAACATCAAAGGCAGATTTGAATTTCACAATATCTGTAGTTGGACTATATGTCTCAACAACACCAGTCTTTGTTCCCCAAGTAATTTGTTCGTTATCAAAAAAGGTATTTTTTCCTAAAGTAACTTTAAAAACAGGGAAATACGATTCTGGTGTAACTTTTGCTGAATTCAAGGAAACAATATTTCCTGGAATCTCACCAGTTGCTAAATCATCCTTGAGTGAATACTCAACATAAGCTCCAGAACCTCCAGGATTGGTGTTTACACCAGTAACTGCAAATAATTTATGTTTATATTGATCTGAATTGTAACCTTTTCCAGTTGATCCAATTCCAATATTGACATTTTCAACAAGTATCTTGTTTCCAATAACAAATGGATATTCAGAATCACTACTAAACTGATTATCAAGATTTAATCTAACTGTGGTTCCAGAGAGATTTACACTACCAACTATAAATCCATTAGAATTATTAGTTGGAATAATTCTAGGGATTGTAGGATACATATCCCTTGTATTTGAAATTATAGTTACTTCAGAATCACCTAACTCATAAGACAAATCAACATTAACTATATTGTTAGTCACTCCATCTCTAACAATTAAATTTGGTGAAGTTAAATAATCAACACCTGATGACAGAATTTCAATTTTGTCAAAAGATGCAAGTGCATTAACTTCTACTATTTCTGGAAGATTAGCAGTTAATTTTAAAGTCTTATCAGTTGGATAATTCCACCCAATATTATTAGATTTAAAAATCTGACTATTAATTTTACCAATATCTTTTGTCTCTGCAAAAAGAATTGCTCCACTTCCAATTCCTGTCTTTATTGATGATATACCAGGGACTGCAGTGTATCCATAATTACTATCTACAAGTGATACTTTTGTTATTGGACCAAATGCTGTCTTTGAAGTAGTGCTGTATTCTGTATCAGCAGTAGTTCTATCAAAAGACAACATGTTTGTAACATTCTTAATATCAAAATCATAAGTTGTTGCGCCAATAGATGTTACAGTATGTGCCCCATCAATTACAGTTTTTGCTTTAAAGATGGTATTGTAAGAAATTACTGATTTATCAACATTTGCACGTTTTTCATCAGGAATAATTGATTTATTGACATTATCAAAATTGTAGTATAATGTGAATGGTATTTTCTTTGATTCAATAGTTAACTGTCCATCAGTTCCAACAATTCCTGATGTTTTAACTGGAAATTCAGCAGCATCACCAGTTGAAAAATACTGGTTAATGAATAAAGAATCACTGTAGATTTTCATCTCAAAAGCAGGATACTGAGTAGAGTTTGAGATGAAAGAAAGTGATGGATCAGATAAATCAAACTTTAAATTACAATCAGCATTTACTTTTGGATTAATCCTGGAAATTGTACCAACACCAACAGATGTAATATTGACAAAATTAGGATTAATTTTCTTTAATTCATACTGGTGTTCAACTAATTTGATTGTAGTTGGACTATTAGAGTAAACATAATACATTTTCTGATCAATAAGTCCAGTAGCAGGTGAATTTGAAGTATGAACGACTTTATCACCAGTTTCAAATGAATTAGTGCTTACTCCAATTGTATTAAAAGTTGTATCTACATCACCAGTTGCAAACGTGACAGGATTAAATACAATTCTTCTATTGTAATCATTATATTTTACAGTAACTTCATGAGTAGATTTTGGATTGATTGCAATAATTATATTATCTGATGGTATTAAACCATGTGTTCCAGCAGTTGAAACTTTAACAGATGTTCTTTGTACATCACTTTTAATAACATCACTAAAGTTAGTTTTTAAACTATGATATACCTCTGTTCCAATACCTGTAAAGAACAGCAATCCTGTAGTAGTATTAATACCAACAAATCCAGTAGATCCAACACCAACTTTGTTAGTTGAAATGCCAACCAAATTAGAACTAAATGGTGCTGCATATAAAGTACCATAGTCACTAAGGTTTACCTTTGGAACACCAGATATTCCATTCCATACCTCAATTGAGGATCCAGTGTTACTATTATATGATAATTCATCATTGATTTTGAGTCCATGATCTGGAACATAAATTTGCTTCTCACCAACAAAAACATTTGTTGCGCCAGCACCAGGATTAACAAATACTACAGTTTTTCCTGCACCAACTGTACCAAGACTACCAATACCCAATGACTCATTAGGATCAAAGTATATTTCTGAATTTAATCTTAGATTTTTTGTGGTTTTAAGAGCACCAACTTCAATACTGAAAGATCTTGAATTTTGATATAGTTTAGGATTACCTGTATGAGCAGCACCTGTAGTGCCTTCCTGTGCCCTTAGAACCCTTACTCTACCATTTAGAGGATCAGTATTAAGTATTTTGACTTTTTCATCTTCAACGCTTATGATATCATTAGGTCTCATGAATGGATACTGGAAAGCACCACCAACACTTAAATATGTTACAATGCCAGTTGTACTAGAAACAGGAACATCCTCTAAAAGTACATAAGAACCAGTATTAATTCCAATATTATAATATCCATCAAATCCATCAAAATATTCAGATAAACCAATAATTTTGACTTGAGCAGTGTTCTCAAGACCATGAGGAGATGTCATGAATCCTACAAATTGATTATTAAAACCAACTTGTACATATTCAACATTATTAAAGATAGTGGTTGTTAAATCAACATTATTAACTAATTTACCTTTAATTTGATCAATCTTTCCTCTTGCTGCCTTTCCATTTGTATCTCCTTCAAAGACAACTTTTTCATCTACCTTATAATCCTGTCCACCTGTAAATATACCAACAGATTCAACACTTCCCTTAGTAACAGAATCAATTTCAAGAACTTGTTCCTTGATTCTGTTAGAATTGTAAATGTAATTATATCCACCAAATTTTGAATTGAAATTATATACTGAAGTAACCCTTCTCCACCCATTTTCAACTAAATCATAATCAACATGATTGGATTCATATTGATAATTAAATAAATTGGGAGAGTGTTGAAAAGTATTACCAATCAGGTAAGGGAATGCTGGTCTATTAAGGTTTCTGAATGCACCTGTTCCATCAGTAAAATCTCTGTATGTTGCAAAATAACAGAATTTTCCATTAGGAAAGTCAGGTGTTACACAATATCTACCATTACTTTCATTCAAGTCTCCAGAATCTTTAAAGACATAATCTTCAACAAAGAAACCAAGTGGGTAAATTTGTAGAGGTGGTCTATTTGATGAAACCTCAACCTCATAACCACTAACCATTCTTCTGACCTGACCACCCTCTGGTGTATCATATCCAAATGGTCCATAAATTGGAGATCCACAATACGACCAACCAATTATTGGAGAATGATATTTTGATGTCTGCTCTACTCCATTTGACTCAAGTTTAAGGTCAGGATATTGATATTGAAGAGTTCCATCAGACTTCTTACCATAAAGAGTCTTTCTGATATTTCTTGGCACATATAAATGAGCAAGTTGAATAGTATCATTAACAAATCCATCTGTAAGAATAGTGTCATCATCAGTAAACTTATCTAACTTCTGCTCAAATTTATTAACAGTCCAACGATTTATATTACCACTTACTGATCCATCTTGACCTGATGCATCAACAGTTATTAATGAGTCATTTGTATAATCTATACCACCATTAACAACAGTAACTGAAGTTATTTTACCTCCTTCAATAACAGGAGTTAATTTACAATATTTTCCTTTTGTAACAGTAAGTGTTGGAGGACTGTTATACTCACTACCACCACTGTTTACAATAACCTCTACAATAGAACCATTATTTACAACTGGAGTAAGTTGAGCATCTCTACCTGATCCAAGAGTAATAACAGGTCTTCTATTTAAATTTAAAATCTCAGAAGAGCCATATCCAATACCACCAGAAGTGATATCAGCAGAATCAATTTCTCCTCTAAAGATAGGTTGTACCTCACATGTTATGGATTGACCAAATATTGTATTAATACCAATAGATCCCTGAACTGTAACAGTAATTGGTTCATAATTAAAAGATCCACTTCCTGTTCCTGTCAGGTCAACAGGAATATTATTATCAATATTGAATCTTCTTAGTGTAACTCCAACTCCTACTTCAAAAAGACAGAATGAATCATCATCAATTGTCTTAATAAAGTATTCACTGGTTGAACTTATACCACCAATTGCAGTCCCACTAGGTGTGTACTTAATAATCTCATCAGTAAGATAACCATGTTTTTTAATGGTAATTACATTAGTAGAAGTATTAATACCAGTGGCAACAATATTTCTCTGCTTGTTCTTATAACCAGATCCAGGATCTGCAACAATAATGCTACTAATAACTTTCTTTCTTTTTACTGATTTAAATGATTGATCACCAACACCAACTCCTGTAATAGATATAGTGTTTATACCTGCTTGTGAATCACTAAATGTAGTGTGTAGTGAGATTCTAGTTTCATCAATAATCTTTGCAAAATATATGCTACTAGTATTCAGACCTACAATAACTTTACCCTTATTTGGATTATAGATAATTTCTTCATTATCTCTTAAGTTATGATATGTTCCAAATCCAATATAGTCGTTAGCAATATCAACACCACCTTCAAGACTGTTGAAAACTAACCCTGCTTTGAAAAAATTCTCATGATCAATCTCAACCAAATTTGGATATGCAACAGCATCTGTAGTTGGATCACCACCACTTATCTTAATAACTGGTGTATCAAGATAGTCAAATCCTTTATTTAAAATTCTTATTTCTTTAAGAGAACCAGTGACAGAGACAGTTCCTGAAGCACCAGAACCAGTAGAATCAGAAATATTCAATGCAGGGGGATTAATAACATCATAATCTTGACCTGAACTTGAAACTTCAAGAGAGTCTAATTTGCCATAGAAAATTACATCAGATGATTTATAGTTTTCAATTTCTACACCATTTAGAAGTATGCCAGTTTTACCAGGTGTTGTTGGAAAAGAACCTGCTTTCTGAATAGGACTACTGATTTCTCTGAATAACTTCTGTGATTCAATTGTCTTATTGTAAAAAGGATAATAAGTAAACTTATTATCACTAACTGTTCCTAAAGGAATGATAAACTTGTTGTTGTAAAGATCTGCCTTACTTCTTGCTAACTTAATTTCAAATGCACTAATCCTTAATACAAAATATACACCTTCATCAATATTTGTAAATTTACTAATAGTATTTCTAATGTAAGATGTTCCATCAAGAATAATTGTTTTTGGTGTTTTACCAGTAGTATAATATACAGCATCTCCACTAAACAAACCATGATCAGTTGTTGTAGTTAACTGTATTTGATCATAATTTGCTGAACCATTGAAAGTAAAAGTTTTATCATCACATCTTACCTCATCATCATAATTAGGAACACCATTTGATGCTACAAGATAACTCTTATCTTTTTTGTAAATGTTAAGAATGTTTGCATTGATATTTTTAAGATTTTCAAATTTTGAAGAATTACCCTTCAAAAGTTGATTTTCCATTGTAAAATCATTAGATAATTGAATATCTGGAATACTTGCATCAAATCTTATTACAAATTGTAAATTATTATCTACTGAAGTGATTGTTCCATCATAACTTAAATTTAAATCTGTGTTGGTCACAATAACTTTCTGACCAATCTTCATCATATGTGGTTCATGTACAAGAACATTATAAAGGTTACTACCAATGTTGGATTTAGATATTTGCTTTATCGTACAACTACCTTTGATGTTATAATACCAACTTGAGTCTGGAGTATCATCAAGAACACCAAGTGATTTTACACTGATTCTATCGCCCTTACTAAACCCATAATTTTCCTCCAAATATTCAACATCTTTGAGTGTGTTTAGAACTCTAACTCTAATTTGTGATTCAGTTCCTACACCAATATTTGCATAAGTGTA